AATGTCTGTAGTGACAGAATTAGCAGAAATACTATCTGTAATAACAGAATTAGCCTGTAAAATGTCTGTAGTGACAGAATTAGCAGAAATAGTATCTGTAATAACAGAATTAGCCTGTAAAATGTCTGTAGTGACAGAATTAGCAGCAATAGTATCCGCAATAACAGAGTTAGACACAATACTATTTGTAATAATGGAGTTAGATGCGATAGTATCCGTAACAACAGAATTAGATGCAATAATATTCGTAACAACAGAATTAGATGCGATAGTATCCGTAACAACAGAATTAGCAGCTAACTTGCCTGTAGTAATTGAACCAGCAGCTAAACTTCCAGTTCCAACGGAACCACTTATTAATAAAGAGCCATCTACTATTTCATTTTGCTGGGTCCAGGTTCCAGAACCTACATAAACCCATACTGCTTGTGCTGTAGGAGAAGCTTCTGTACCTAAGAAAAACCAAGCTTGATCTTTATAAACTGCGGCTCCTGGACTATCTACCCAGGCCTGCCAAGCCGCTTCAGCCAGAGAAGAAGTAGATGGTAAAACAGATACTGGAACATTCCATCTACCAGCACCTCGTTTCCCACGAATAGCTTTTGTAAATGTCTGTTGTTTTGTGAAAGTTACTAAGCCTTCTACACTAATTAAAAACTCAATAGAAGCTTCGTCTTGAGTATCTGACATGGTGCTAGCTTCGTTTATAGTAGCGGTAGTACCAGAGTGAACTATAGTACCGGCGAGAATATTACTTACAGCATTCACAGTAACACTGAACTCTCCTGGACCAGGAATTCCAGCAGTAGCACTTAGTATAGTAGACCCCTTGCTAACTTTAACGATTGCGCCGGTATTAGTATAAGATTCTACTGGGTATTCAACAGGGCTAACAGTTTCATCTATTCCAGCGGCAAGAGTAATAGCTTCATTAGTAAAGTTTACTACGTAACCATCATCTCCTTTAGTTTGTACATAGATATCCGCTGAGTAAACACTACCCGACCTACTTATTTCCGCGAGAATAACGTCTTTTGATATATCTGGCACAAAAGTTTGTTTAAAACCATAAACCCCGCTTTGGGTACGTAGAAAAGGAAACTTTACTGTCATGGCGGTGTTGCTGAAAATTTCTACGATTTCTCTATATTCAGAAGAGGCTACTTCTGTACCAGCAGCAGATCCGGAAGAAACTTTAATAAAATCACCTACAGAGAAATCCGTTGTGAACGAAGTTCCTGAGCCAGTGATAGTATCAGAGCCAAAGAATGTTTCAACTGTACCAGAGATAGCAGTAAGCCCATTATTAGAAGCACCCAATTCTTTTACATAAGTAGTTCTAGTAATGTTAGAGCTAGGGTCTTCGGCTATATTATCAATATGTAGTTGAATTGCTTTCCAAGGATCTCCACCACTTTCAGCGGAAGAAGCATCATATAATAAATACGCAACTCCCCCATCGGCTAAAGAAATAAAACTCTGTTGATTAAATAAAGGACTACCAGCAGTAGAAAAGTAGTCGATACCTGAAGGAGGAGAATAGCTATAAATAGCATTTTCCAACACAACTAAGCCAGTGGAAGAATTAAAGGAAAGGGGGGATGTAATAAATCCACCCTTTGATAGTCTGCTAAGCTTACTTACTTGAGGAGGTGTCGTAAATATAGTTCTAGTAACTGAAGTAGTGACAGAATTAGTAGAGGGTTCCGAGTCACTTTTCGTTATAATACCTACTGTATAAGTTCCCGCAGAAACATTATCAATTTCTAGTACGTTACTCGATGCAGGTACAAATACCCTGGCTGTATCATCCGCATATATAGAATTATTAGTAGTAGTTAAATTATGTACTACCTCATACCCTTTTAAGAATCTATAAGGTCTAGTACTTACTAACCCGTTTGAGTCTGTATAAGATTCTACGGCGGGAGTCCAACTAATTCTGGCTTTCGTAGCAGTACCTGAAGCTTCCTCTGAAGAAGAACCATCAGTTACTAACTCTATAGAAATACTGGCTACAGCAGGAGGAGGGGAATTTCTTCCTGCTTCGGATACATAAGTAGTAGTATAAACAGGAGAGTCTATATCTATCTCATCGAATTTCTCTCTAGTATACTGCGTAGCGGCAATAGAATACTTAAATCCGTCTTCTTCCGTGATACCAGCTATTCTAAATTCTCTAATTTCCGGAGAGTTGACATCGTCTACTCTGCTAATAGCCCAAATAGTGTCTTGGGCGGGAGCAGTTGAAAAGGCTCCTGAAACAGAAATCGTAGAAGCAGAAGTGGTAGAATTAGTGATTTCTTTTACTTCTACCCTTGAATTTTTATTATACTGTACTAATACAGGATTACCAGAGTCATCTAATAAATTTATTCCTTGTTCTTCAGATATTAATGGGTTCTCATCCTTATCTTCTAGAAGTACCTCTCCTCTGTTATACGTTTGTTCGTTTATTACCGCTGACTCTTGCTGTAAGAAAAAGGAAGGCTCTGTGAAAATTAAGTATAAATTACACCCAGTTCCTAGAGTACCAGACCCAGGAAAATCTACGGTTCTATCCAATACTATAGAAGTAGTAGTAGACCCAGTGGATAATCTACCACTAGCTTCAAAGTCTACGGACTGCCTATCCTGTATATTTATAACGTCCCCTGGACGTAAAAATGAAGCATTCATAGACGTTGTAAAACTAACAATTTCTGTTTCTGTAGTATCTGTTGCTAAGTGCCATGCAGCAAGTCTTCTTGCCTGCCCTTCTGAAGTACAACCAAAAGCTACTACGTCTTTGGACACAATCCTACCCTGAGAAATCATGTTGGCAGTGTCATCTACAGTAATTGTTGTTTGAGCATAAAATTGATCAGGGTCTGTCCAAGTTGCATTAACCTGATTAGTTCTTGCTCTTTGCCCCGTGTAGGAATAGTTAAACAATCCATCTTCTACGTTACCTTGAGTAAAAGTATACACAGGTTCTTTCGGTTTATCTTGAATAGCGGTTATTTTTCCGTCAATCCAAAACATCATAGATCTAAAAGTACTCGCAAGGTCTTTTAATACTTTGTAGCTTTCTTCTTGAGAATTTAAATATACATTACAAGCAAATCTAGGTTCTAGTCCTCCTTTCCCGTCAGGAACTACTTCGTCACAATATCTAGCAATTTGATACAAAGAGTAAATATCTATATCACTATCTTGAATAAAGTCTCCAAGACCGTATTCTTTATTGGTAAGAATATCATAAAATACCCAAGCAGGATTATTAGTATAAACTAATTCTTGACGGAACCCTCCTGTCCAAGGTTGATAGGCAGATTCTAATACCCCGGTACTAGTGTTTCTAGTATATTCTGCTTGGTATGTGCCGAGCTCTTCCCTAGTAAAATAGTTATTCGGAATTCTTATTTTCTTTCCGCGTAAATGGTATGCCCGGCCAGGAGGCTGCGCGAAATCCTCTGCTGCAAAACCTACAACTGCATAAGCACTTCTCGGAAATGAAAATTTTTCTTCAATAATAGCCTCTACTAGTTTTAGTCTAGCAGAGGAGACAAAACTATTATTAGCGTAAGTATAATCTCTTACATTGTCTGGGCTAATTCTTCTTACTTCTATCTGCCAATCATGTAAAGGCTGTAAATCTTTTAGACTTATAGAAAATTCAGATACAAATGCAGTATTTTGACCCTTCTTCTGTATGAGTGCTCTACCGCTCTCTCCTGAAGGAGTACTTGCTCGGTATCTAGCATCCTTACTTCGCATGTAGAAATCTTTATACTGATCGAATTTATCGTAGCTGTCGGAGGTTTCACCATCGCCTAAATTCCAGAAATGTAGTTGCCCAGACTTTAAAGAATCTATAAACTCAGAGCCACCATAATCATTACCCCACACAAGTCGTTTAGTAAAACTAGCTTGATTAGGAGAAGTTTTGTACTGTAAAATAATTTGGAATTCTGCATGAGCGTACCTAGACTCTCCAGTGCCGCCAATTAATTGTAGGCCAGCAGGAAACTCAATTTGAACTTTTAGTTCGTCAATCTCTTCTTTAGAGTTTTGTCCGAAGGAAAATGCTGAAGACTGTACTATAGTAGCAGAAGCTGTGCCTCCTACCCCGTTACCGTACCAGGTTAAATCTTGATTAGATCCCAGAATATAAGAAGCTGAAGGAATTCCGTATAACTCATTATAGGGGAGTTGATTTAAACTACCCCGCTTTAAATGAGCAAAAGAATTTTTATAAGTTAAGTTACCGGTTCCTGTAGTCGTAGAAACTATTGAATAGGAAAGTATTGCGTTAGCGTTAGTAACATCTGTCTCCACAGCCGAGTCAAGAGTCGCGGAATTTTCATCTGTTATAGAGGAGAGTCTAGAGACTTCATCTATAGAAACGGCTGTTCCTGAATTAACAGTTGTTTCAATTGAAGGGTAGATAGAGGCTTTTTCTTCGTTGGTGCCGAAAAAAGAAGTAATAACACCTCTATACTCTTCACCGTCGGGACCTGCTCCAGGTATCCTAATAGTGTATTTTACATTATCATTTATATTTGCAGGGCTTAAATTTTGAAAATCTTTAGTATGTTTTTCCTGAAAAAAGTTATTAGTAGCTACAGATATTTCTTGCTGCCCTTTTTCGGCAGAGGCAGAGAGAGTAGTAGAGCGTCCAGCCCCCTTTATTTGAATATACCTAACTCCGTTTGATAAATTTACGTTAGAAAACAACCCTGCAGCGTTAGTTACCGCAGTGCCGGAAACTGACAGTTTACCTGCTTTAGACTGTATATTTTGAAAGGTTTGAGTATCTACTAAAGATACTCCATTAAAATATACAGAAGATAAACCGGCTACTAAACCTTCTATTTCTCCTTCAGCAATTAGATCCGTTATAGACCCGTATTGATTCTCGGTGTCTCTCCTAGTTCCTGCGGCGGAGCCGTTAGGCCCGTTAGGCCCGCCTCCGATATTTCCGTTTATCATCTTTTTTCCTTTTAACTATAAATAGCGTCTATATCGCTCAGGTTTATGAAATCTTTTACTGCATCAAGCCAAACTAGGTTGTTTCCATTGACATCTGTGTATACTTGCCCTTCTGTACCCGCGGTTCCTCCTAGTGCCTCGAAGTTTCTAAAAGAAGATCTAAAAGGGGAATTAGAGTAGAAAGAACTAATAGGCATTCCACCTACTATCAATTCTCCATATAGAATTGGTACGGGTAATCCTTGCCTACCATTATTACTAGGACCATTAAAAAGATAACTATCATTTTTATCACCATCGCTTTCAGGTCCTGGGGCGAGAAGTTGAGTAATACCTGTTATACCTAAATTTATAGCTGTTGAATACCCTATACTCGCAACAACTTTGGCTGCTGTTGCGTACCCAGCCGCACTACCCCCGAAGGTGCTGGACAAGGCCGCCGACGACGTTAAGGCTCCTGCAGTATAAAAAGTTAATACAGCTATAGCTATAGCAGCCAATATTTTTGCCCCACCACTTTTAGAACCTGAAGGCACTTCTGTGATAATAATATCTTCCTCGTTTAAAGAAAGAAGAAGCTCTTCTGGATTTTCTAAAAATTCAGAACCTCTTTGTATCTCAAAACCTACGTCAGCTTCTACTGCATCAGTTAAGTATTTTCTAAACCCAGGAGTTTGGCACTCTATGAGTTTAAAGATACTTGCTATATCCTTACACTCCGTTGTCCATTTTTCTCCGAACTGAGATAGACCCCCATTTAAATAAACTGTTTGCATCTTACGTATCTCACTATATGCTGACCCCAACCGGAGTGTATGGATTCTCTACATGAAAGCCTATTTACTGCATGGTGAAGAAATAAATCTTCCCCTAAATAAACCCCGCAATGATTTGGGACATTACAAAACACGCTAAAAATAATTCCATCGTGCTCCTGCGGTTTTTCTACTTCTACAAATCCAAAGTTCTGGAATAAGTCATCAAAGTAGTTTAATCCTTTATCCCACCAAGCATCTTCAAATAGTATTGTTGGTAGTGTTAAATCTAATTCTTGTTTATAATAGTCTCTTACTAGAGAATAGCAATCACTCTGTCCAAATTCATAATCTCTACCAAGTAATTTGTTTCTTATATTTTTTGGCGTATACTCATATTTTTCCATGCTAGGTAAAGAGTAAATAATATATGGTATACCTAAAAAGTCACTCGTCTTTATATCGCTTTCGCTAGGCTCACAGCTTACACCCGGATGGCTATGTACTATTGCATGTATATCACCGAGTAAACTTGCTCTTATATAATCTTTTGCGGATATTACAAAGTCTTCTTCTGGCTTTATTGCAGTGTTTTCACACGACATCCATACTATTTTGCCTCGTTTATTTATTAGTATCCCACAACCTTCTTCTGGATAAACACTAATTAGATGCTCTAATATTTCTTTATCTTTGTTTAGCACCCGGGAATCCTCCAAAGGGTAAATATTGTTTAGTCTTATCTACGGCTACTCCGCCAGTAATAGTTGAGTGTATTTTTGATTGAAATCTTAAAGAGCAGGAAGTTACTCTCTTACCACAAATATCTCCAGAAGTCCAGTAAGCTCCTTCTATAAAGACGAAAGATTCACCAACTTGTGGTGCTGATACGTATCTTTTTGCTCTCCATAAATCACCGGCAGTCGATAGTATATAAGTGTTATGGCCAACTTGTCTATAAGTATATGCTGGATTAGTAGTTCCGAAAGATACTTCGGTAGTGTATACCCTAACTCTTCTCCAGTAAAATTTATCAGAATCAGAAGGCTGAGTAGGGCTAGAAGCTTGGTCTCTTACTGCCTGCCAATAATTAGTTGCTGCAACAGAGGTAGTACTTCCATCTTGATTAACTCTATCTATGTTAGTAGAAGTACTATAATAAGCACCTTTTGTAACACTAGATCCTACAGTAGAGAAAGATATTGTTATTGGAACTATATACTCATCATATTCATTCATATATATAGCATCTCCCCCTGCAGTAGTACCTTCACCCAAAGTTTCGGACTTCCAGGTGCAGCCTCCACGAGGAGAAGAATTATTCACCCCTTTATACTTCCAGGGGCAAGCTCCTCCTACTACTACTCTTCTAGGTAACATAATTCCTGCTAAATCAAAAGGTGCCGCTAGTTCAAAAGTTGCTGATATAATAGTTTTAGACTTTAACCTATCAATAACATATACTATTTTTGGGAATTCTACGGGAGGATTACCTGCGCCGGAATCGTTAGACTCTCCCACTAAGTATTTTTTAAGAGTAGTTCTTCTAGTAAGTCTTTTTCCTATAAGGTCTTGAAAGTCTAAGCCTCCGATAGCATCTTTAAATACGCTCTCAATATTTGCTACTGTTATCTCGGGACGAGAATAAGCTCCGTCGCTAGAGATATCAAATCCGTCTGCTTCAAGTGGCAGAGCTTCATAAGTTTGAACGGCTCCTGCAGAATCTCGAAACTGTAGTTCTGTTAAGTCATCATCTAAACCGGCGAAGAAGTGGGCAAAACTACCTGAAGAATATTCTAGGTCATACAATACTACTAGTTCCGAACCAGGATCTTGTAGCTGTACTGTTTTTATAATATCACTCATGCTTCATAAACTCTTCTAAGTGTAGCGGTACAGGAACCAATATTTAAATTATAGTATACTTGATTATAATCTTCGCAGACTACCTTCACGGTTGTTTCATCTCCAACACCGTCTGGGTCAGGAATAGTGAAATCAAAGGAAGTAGTACCTCCTTTAG